TAGATTATGTAAGCAAAGATGGCACTCCAAACGAAAAGATGGCAGAGGTCTGCGATGGTCTTTATCGTGCAGATGAGCAAGCATCGGTAGCTGATGAGGCTTATGACAACGCATTTGAGGAAGCTGTTGGTGGTGGTATTGGTGCGTGGCGTTTAAGAACGGTGTACGAGGATGAGGAAAACGATGAGGATGATCGCCAACGTATTCGCTTTGAACCTATCTTTGATGCTGACAGCTCTGTATTCTTTGACCTAAACGCTAAACGCCAGGACAAGTCAGACGCTAAGTATTGCTTTGTTGTCACATCGATGACACGCGAAAGCTACAAAGAAACCTACAACGATGACCCAACCGACTGGCCTAAAGTAATTCACCAATATGAATTTGACTGGTCAACGCCTGATGTAGTCTTTGTTGCTGAGTATTACAAGATTGAGGAAAAGACCGAAACTATCCGTATTTTTAAAGCAATTGATGGCACAGAGGAACGCTATACAACCAACGACTTTAGGAACGATGAAACGCTAGAGGAAACTTTACTAGCCATTGGACATACCGAGATAAGACAGAAACGTGTTAAGCGTATGCGTGTGCGTAAGTACATCATGTCTGGCGGTAAAGTCTTAGAGGATGCTGGCTACATTGCTGGCAAGTGCATACCAATCGTGGTTGTCTATGGCAAACGCTGGTTTGTGGATAACATTGAACGCTGCATGGGTGCGGTGCGTTTAGCTAAAGATGCACAACGCTTAAAAAATATGCAGCTATCAAAACTCGGTGAGATAAGCGCATTGTCTAGTGTTGAGAAACCTATCCTAGTGCCAGAGCAAGTAGCAGGTCATCAAGTCATGTGGGCAGAGGATAACTTACGTGATTATCCATACCTGCTTGTCAATCCAATTACAAGTGCCGATGGTGGCACTACGATCAGTGGCCCAGTTGCTTACACTAAAAGCCCATCCATCCCACCAGCGATGGCAGCACTCTTATCTTTAACTGAATCTGATATGCAGGACATTCTCGGCAACCAACAAGGTGCTGACAAAATGGTCTCCAACATATCTGGCAAAGCTGTAGAGATGATTCAAACGCGTGTTGATATGCAGACATTCATTTACATGAGTAACTTTGCTAAAGGCATGAAGCGCTGTGGCGAAATATGGTTATCAATGGCTAAAGAGATTTATACCGAGGACAACCGTAAGATGAAAACAATCTCACCCGCTGGCGATGCTAGTGTGGTTGAGTTAATGCAGCCAATGGTTGACCAAGAGACTGGTGAAATTAAAATGGCTAACGACTTGTCTAGCGCATCGTTTGATGTGGTTGCAGATGTCGGCCCATCATCATCAAGCAAACGTGCTGCAACTGTAAGGGCTTTAACAGGCATGATGCAGATAACAACTGATCCAGAGACATCACAAGTATTAACAGCTATGGCAATGATGAACATGGAAGGTGAAGGCGTAAGTGATGCCAATGCTTATTTCCGTAAGAAACTATTACGCATGGGTGTAATGAAACCTACCGATGATGAGATGCAAGAGTTAATGGCTGAATTACAAGGCGCACCACAAGACCCTAACTCTGTATATCTACAAGCTGCAGCTGAGGAAGCCACAGCTAAAGCAGCTAAAGCCAGGGCTGATACTGTTGAAACGGTAGCAAGTGCTGAACTTAAACGTGCGCAGACATTGGAAACACTAGGCAAGGTTGACCAGACATCGCAGGAAATGGCTATGACAAACGCTAAGGCTGTGCAGGAAATTCTACAGAGTCAGATAGTGCAACCTGTTGTAAACGAATAGAAAAAAGAATAAGATATATTAACGGCAGCCACCCAGCCGACTTTTGGGTGAGTTTAGTGGGGTACTAAGATGAGTGAAATGGCTGAATTTGAGGATGAGGATATTGTCATTGATGAGGAAATTGTTGAGGAAGTAGTCAACGATGAACCGCCAGAGGATGATGATGTAATTGTCAGCATAGGTGAGGATGCGCCACCTCCAGAGGAACATACTCAAGCACCTGAATGGGTACGAGAGTTGCGTAAAACAAATCGTGAACTGCAACGACAGAACCGTGAACTGCAAAGCAAGCTACAAACTGCACCAACTGAGCCTAATCCAGTGGTAGTAGGTACAAAGCCAAAGCTAGAGGATCATGACTATGACGCTGATAAGTACGAGGAAGCTCTGACTAATTGGTTTGAACGTAAACGTCAAGCCGATGAAATCGCTGCCAAGCAAGAGGCCGAGGTTATGACTCAGCAGCAAGCCTGGCAAGCTAAGTTAGATGGTTATGGTAAAGCGAAAGCTGAACTGCGAGTAAGGGATTACGAGGATGCTGAATCAGCAGTCCAAGAACTCTTTTCAACCACCCAACAAGGCGTAATGCTTCAAGGTGCGGATAATCCTGCGCTGGTTGTTTACGCACTCGGTAAGAACCCATCCAAGGCTAAAGAGTTAGCTGAAATCAAAGACCCCGTAAAGTTTGCTTTTGCGGTTGCAAAACTGGAGAAAGAATTGAGAGTTACCAATCGCACAGCAGCACCTTCACCAGAACGTATCGTGTCAGGAACAGGGCGATCATCTGGTGCAGTGGACTCAACCCTTGAACGGCTGAGAGAGGAAGCGTCTAGGACAGGCAACATGACTAAAATCATTGCCTACAAAGCGCAGAAACGATCAGCAACAAAATAAATTTAGGAGCTTATTATGAGCAATTCATTCAGTAAAGAGGAACGGGTAGCATTTGAGGACATCCTCGAAGGCTTTAACGATGCCTTAGTTTTATCTCGTAACGTATCTATCTACAACACAGACAGTTCTATGATGGAACGTACTAACAACGTAATCTATCGCCCACAACCATATATTGCACAATCTTATGATGGTATGGATCAAACAGGTAACTTCACTGCTTACACACAACTTTCAGTACCAGCGACACTTGGCTTTCAAAAGTCAGTACCGTTTATCTTGGATGCTTTAGAGTTACGTGACGCATTACAAGAAGGTCGTTTAGGTGAAGCTGCTAAACAAAAACTAGCATCTGATATCAACCTTGCAATTATGAACGTAGCTGCAACACAAGGTTCATTAGTTGTTACTACAAGCACTGCTGCTGGTGACTATGACGATATCGCATTATGTGATTCAGTTATGAACGAGCAAGGTGTTCAATCATTTGACCGCTACTTAGCTTTGTCTAGCCGTGACTATAACGGTCTTGCTGGTAACATCGCTGGTGGTGCTGGTGGTGCTTCTGTTAGCCGTAGTTTCGCTGGCAACAAATCAAACAATGCGTTTGAACGTAGTTATGTAGGTATGGTTGCAGGTTTTGAAACATACAAACTTGATTATGCTAATCGCTTGACTGGTGCTACTGGTGCTGATCCTACGATGAGTACATTGGCTGCTGCTAATAACTTCTACGTGCCACAAGCTACACAAACTGCTGTAACTGGCGAAACACAAAACGTGGACAACCGTTTCCAAACCATCACTGTTTCAAGCACAACTAACTTACCAGTTGGCACTGCAATTGAAATTGAAGGTGTGGAAGCTGTGCATCACATCACTAAACAAGGTACTGGTTTTTCTAAAACCTTCCGTGTTGTTTCAGTAACTAACGGTACTACTTGCGTTATTACACCTCCAATCATCTCTGCTCAAGGCGGAACTGATGCTGAGTTGCAATATCAAAATTGTATCGTAACTGCTGCTGCTGGCCGTACAATCAATCGCTTGAATACTACTACTGCACCTGTAAATGCTTTCTGGCAAAAAGATGCTTTAGAGATTCTGCCTGGTCGTTATTCAGTTCCTTCAGACGCTGGTGTTGCAGTAATGCGTGCATCAACTGATCAAGGTATCGAATTGGTTATGCAAAAACAATACGATGTGAATACTATGAAAACCAAGTATCGTTTAGATACATTGTTTGGTGTAGTAAACAAACAGCCTGAAATGTCTGGCATCTTGTTATTTAACCAAGCTTAATTAGGAGAAATCACATGAGCTACAACATTGTTTTTAATCAAGGCACAGCAACCGTAACAGTTCCTGCTGCTGAATCAATCGCTGTTCAATCTTACTCAGCAACTAGCGTGTTTAATGAAGTTGGTTTCCCTAACTTCCCTGAAGCACAAGACTTGTTGGGTGTAGTTGAAAACGAAACCACAGTATTTGGCCCATACGCTGCTGGTGCTACCATCGTTATCCAAGCTGGTGCATCTGGTGCTACTTATGCGGTTGGTACAGACCCTGTTATATCTGACAGTGGTAAGTATCAAACACAAGATACACCAGGCGTATTAAATGCAACTGGTACAATTACACCTGCAATGATTCTTTCAGGTATCCTTACATCAACAACTGCTGCTGCTGTTGCTGGTACTTTGCCTACTGGCGCAGTATTAGATGCAGCGAGTGAGTTTGCTGTAGGTGATTCATTTGATTGGTCAGTAATTGCAACAGGTGCTAATGCCTTCACTGTAACGGCTGCTGCAACTGGTCATACAGTTGTTGGTACTGGTGCTGTGGCAACTGTAACATCAGCCATCTGGCGCACTCGTAAGACTGCTGCGGACACATTTGTGTCTTACCGTTTGTCTTAATGTAATAAAACAGGTCAGTAGAGATACTGGCCTGTTCTTTTTGGAGTATATTATGCCAATGTCAAAAGGTTATTCTAAGAAAACCATCGGTAAGAACATAGCGATGGAAATGAAATCAGGCAAGCCACAAAAGCAAGCTGTTGCTATTTCATTAAGCGTAGCAAGCAAGGCTGCCAAAGCTGCAGGTAAACCTAGCAAAGCACCAATGAAAAAGAAATGATTAGATCAGCCGCAATAATTAAAGACAAGGCTCTTTCACCAGCGAAAGAGTTGCGTCAACAAAAGAGACGCTTGAAAAAGCAGGAAACCATTGAACGTAAGGCAACTAAAGTTCAACGCCCATCGCCTATTGGTTACGTTAAAGAAGTAATAAATGAAGTACCAGACATTGATTTAAATGAATTGACACGTGATGAAATGTTACAGCAATCTGATAAAATAGGTTTAGTTGTAAATAAGCACTGGTCAAACGCCACATTACTAAAGCATATAAATGATGCAATGGGGATTTAAATGGGATATACAAAAAGACAATTTATAAGTGCTGCGCTAGAGGAAATCGGTCTAGCATCTTATGTCTTTGATATGCAGCCAGAGCAACTTGAATCTGCCTTACGCAGACTTGATGCAATGATGGCTGACTGGAACGCTAAAGGCATCCGTCTTGCTTATCCTTTACCTTCTAGCCCACAAGATAGTGACCTCGATGAGGAAACTAATGTACCCGACTCAGCTTATGAAGCGATTATTTGTAGCTTAGGCATCCGTCTAGCACCAAGTTATGGCAAAACAGTGATGATTGAAACTAAGACCACTGCAAAACAAGGTTATGACATCTTATTGCAACGTGCAACATTCCCACTTGAACAACAACTACCAGCAACAATGCCAGCAGGTTCAGGTAACAAGCCGTGGAGAGTATATGACGATCCATTTATTAGACCGCCATACAATCCAGTTGATGCTGGCCCAGATGGCCCAATTGAATTTTAAGGATTATCATGCCAACCATTAATCAATTACCAGTTTTAAATACAATCTCAAGTGGTGACCAGTTACCTGTTTACTCACCAAACAATGGCGATGCACGTAGAACTTCTATCGGTAGCTTGCTGACATACTTTCAGCAGACATTTGCATCACCTACGCTATCAACTAACTTATATGTACCAGCGACTGGTTTTAATATCACAGTCCCTACACCTGTAAGTAATGACCAATGGATGCTACTACAACCTGCTGGAACGCTTGCTGCTGGCACTATTACCTTACCGCTTAACACTGGTGTGCCTGATGGTACTACTGTGCTTATTACCACTACTCAAGAGATCACATCATTGACGATTGCGTTAAATGGTGCGTCTGCTCTATTTGGTGGTGTGTCATTCTTAGGAGCAGGAACAGCGACAGCAATTAGATTCTATCAGCCAACCAACTCATGGTATCAAATCAATGCTGAAACAACGTACGCTGCTGGCATACAAGCATTTTTAGCGACACCATCTAGTGCAAACTTACGTGCTGCAATGACTGATGAAACAGGCACAGGCTTATTGGTATTTAACACTAGCCCAACATTGGTAACACCTATCTTAGGTACACCAACAAGCGGTGTATTAACAAGTTGTACTGGCTTACCTATTGCGACTGGCGTATCTGGTCTTGCTGCTAATGTTGCTACATTCTTAGCGACTCCATCATCTGCTAACCTTGCTGCGGCACTTACCGATGAAACAGGTACTGGTCTTAATGTATTCGCTACTGGCCCAACGTTTGACAACATCAACGGATCTGTTCAAGCATTAAGTGGTGCTGGTGCGGTTAATCTAACAACATACTCGACTGCCTTCACATCAACGGCTGCTGGCAATGCTTTAACGCTTGCTAATGGCGCACAAGGTCAAATTAAGAATATCGTTTATGTTGCTGAAGCTGCTGGTGGTGATACTGGTGTTTTAACTCCAACTAACTTAGGTGCTGGTACAACCATTACATTTAATGCTGTGGGTGATAGCTGTCAATTACAATTCATTGGCACTGACTGGTGGGCAATATCACTTAGAGGCGCAGTGTTAGCTTAGGAGATCATCATGCGGTTTTTGCCAAACGGAAAACCAAGCAATCCAGCTAAACAGCCTAATAAAAACAAGTTATCTAAAGTCCCACTAAAGGCTAGGAAAAAATGAAATCACCTGCATGGCAACGGAAAGAGGGGCAGAATGCAAGCGGTGGATTGAACGCTAAGGGCAGAGCATCGTATAACAAAGAGACTGGTGGCAATCTAAAGCCTCCAGTTAAGTCTGGTGACAATCCTCGCAGAGCCTCTTTCCTAGCACGTATGGCTGGCAATGCTGGCCCTGAGTATAAAGATGGCGAACCGACTAGACTGCTGCTATCCTTAAAGGCTTGGGGTGCGTCATCTAAAGCCGATGCTAAGGCTAAAGCCAAAGCAATCACCACACGTAATAAAGCTAAAAAATAATGCAAATCCCTATCCTAAATGGCATCTTTGTTGATAACACACCAGAGTTACGCACCAGTTATCCAATCAATTTAGTACCAGTCCCAATCGAGTCTGGCATTAGCGGTGGATTCTTACGTCAAGGCGATGGCATTGTTGCTAATGGCACTGGCCCTGGTGTAGATAGAGGCGGTATCAATTGGAATGGTATCTGCTATCGTGTGATGGGTACTAAGCTCGTTACAGTGGCTAGTGATGGCACAGTAGCGGTTCTAGGTGATGTTGGTGGCCCAATTGATACATTAGTAACACTTGATTATAGCTTTGACTTACTAGCTATCGTATCTGGCACACGTTTGTACTATTGGAATCCATTAACATCAACATTAACGCAAGTAACTGACCCAGACTTAGGTATTGTATTAGACGTTGTATGGGTAGATGGTTATTTTATGACCACTGACGGTACTAGCCTAA